TATAAAATAAGATGTAAATTATCTTGGTATGATAATGATAATAAATCTATACCGGTGAAATTATTTACATATCAATTAACACAATATACACCTTCTGTTTATGCAGAAATTGCTATTATAATTCAATCAGAAAAAGCTACAGATTTTAAAGCTATAGAAAATTTAGAGATTAAAGATAGAAAAATAGAATTATGGTTTGAAGATGAATTGTATTATACTCCACTTAAAAAAAGTTGTTTCGCCGGCCCATTTAAATTTTGCGTAGTATCTTATACAATGACAAATATAAATCTAACTCACGCTGAATTAAATGATGAAAATTATACAGATGCAAAGATGATAACTTTACAATGTATTGATTCTGTATTTTATAAGATGACATTAAATGAAAAATTTGCATCATTCGGTAAAGTAAATACTTCAGCAGTAGTAGAAAAATTAGTGTCTGACAATGGTGGTAAAATAAAAAAATTAGTTAATTCAGATTATGCTTACACTTGGTTGCAAACAGCAATGACAGATTATAATATGATTAGGTCTCTTTTACCTTATAGTAGATCATCAAGTGGTAATTTAATGTATAACTTTTTTATGTTCAATGAAGAATGTTATTTTTCCCCTATTAGTGAAGGTAAATTACAACCAGTGGCATTATATATTGATAATCAAAAAAATGCACCAGCAATTGTAAAAGATGATAGTTTTAAATATTTAGTTGAGCAATATGGTAGTAGTGATAATTTATATTGTGCTGGTCGAGGGTTTGAAAATTTTAATCAAACTAAACCAACAAAAATGACTAAGCAAAGTTATGATAAAAGTAATAAAGGTAATAGACAACATAAAGGCGTTGGTACTAAATATATTAATACAGCGTTAGAAGATAAAACTTTACAAGAAATATATATCAGTAATATCAGACATAGAATATATACTTTCTCTAAGATGTTGTCAATGACAGTAGGTGCTTACCCGGATATAACTCCTATAGATTGTATTGAAATTTATAACGAAACAGATGGTAAAACTAAGATTTATGATGGTATTTTTTATGTTGCATCAGTTAAATATATATATGGTGAATCTCATAGTAGACCATTTGCACCGATGATGCATTTAGTTTTATGTAGTGAAACTGATATTGCAGGTATTGAAAAGCCAGAAGGAAGTGCTGTATAATGGAAAAATTCAGCGGAATATTTATTGGTACTGTAGTTGATAATAATGATCCTAAAAAATTAGGTAGATTAAAAATAAATGTACCAACTGTTTATGGTAATATAAAAACTGATGATTTACCTTGGGCGTCACCCAGTTTTCCATATGGTTATCATGACAGAGGTTTTTTCTTTGTCCCTGAAATAGGAGCTTTAGTTACGGTTATGTTTTTAAATAATTCTCCTTACACAGCCGTTTGGATGGGTGTTATACATAGAGAAGATGATAATATAGTACCACAAGAAATCAAAGAAAATTATCCAAATAGAAAACAGATCAAAACTAAAATTGGATATATATTATTTGATGATGAAGATAATTATATTCAAATTAAACATAAAAATGGTTCAGAAATAGTATTCAGCGACAATGGTGATATTGTGATACATGCCGCTAAAGATTTAGTATTATTATCTGATAATTATATACTTGAAAATCCAAAAGATAAATCTAATGTTACTCCTATACCTGAGCATAAAGATAAAAATTAAAAACAGAATCAGTTTAAGAACTTAATTATATGAAGGTGATTATTTATGCCAGCTTCAACTAGAATAAGTGATAGAACAGTAGGTATCTGTGATATCGGTGAAGATTGTTGTCCACATAGTAGAAGTGGTACCAATGCAACAGGTAGTCCAAATGTATTTATAAATGATTTGAAATGTCATAGATTAGGTGATACTGGACCAACAAATTGCCCTCATGGTGGAACTTTTGAATCAACAGAAGGTTCACCTAATGTATTTGTTAATGATAAACCTAAAACAAGAATAACCGACACAACTATATGTCAAAACTGTGGTCAATCTGGTAATCATGTTTCAGGAAGCGATAATGTATTTGTTAATTAAAAAGGATTTGATTAAATGAGTTATCCATATGAATATACATATCCTAAAAAATTAGAAGCTGTGGGTTATTCCGGTCCTATGCCAATCAATAATGGCGATACTTATGTTGCAGGAATAACAGATACTATTGATATTAGAGACTTAATAAGAGCGAGTATAGAAAGAATAATTGGGACATCTAGAGGCGAAAGAGTTATGCAACCTAGATTTGGTGCTAGTTTAAAAAGAATGTTGTTCGAACCTTTAGATAGTTTTTTGTTAGAAGATATAAGAGAAAATATATTAGACACGTTAAGTGAACAAGAACCAAGAATTAATATAACTAATATAGATTTTAATCCAAATATAGATGAACACACTATTTATATATCAATAAGTTATAATTTGAAAAATAAACAAATAAGTGATACATTCAATTTCACTATTAGATAAGGGGACTAGTTTAAACGATGTCTAATCTAGATTTAAGAAATATAGAAAAATTACCAATTGACTTTGAAGAAATAATGGAAGGTTTAACTAATAGAATAAAAACTAATTTACCTGATAAATGGAAGGATTTTCTTGCTAGTAACTTTGGAGTTGAGTTATTAGAAGCTTTTGCATATGAAGCTACTTTAATGTTCTATTATAATAATATGAGTGTTAATGAATGTTTTCTACCTACAGCTAAAACTAGAACAGCAGTATATAATCATGCTAAATCTATGGGATATAAACCATCCCCAGCCACACAATCATCAGTTACACTTAAATTTTATTTAGAAAATACACATATAAATAATATATTAATACCTAAATACACTAGATGTTCAACTGGTGATATTAATTTTTATACAACCGAAAATGCTGTATTATATAGTGATGAATTATATGTTACAGTACCAGCGAAATCAGGTAACATTAATACTGATACTTTTATATCAAACGGAATAGCTGGATACAAATACAAACTAATTAATAATAACGTTAATAAAATTGAATCTGTTTTTGTTGATGATGTTGAGTATGAATATGTTGAATTTATTGATGAACAAAATAATGAAGCTATGTATTATACAGTAGATTATGACAGCGATTATTATGCGTTTATAAAATTTGGTGATGGTGTTTATGGTAAAAATCCAGCTAAAAATTTGAAAATTGATGTTACTTATATTACTGGTGCAGATATAACACATAATGTTAATCCTTATACAATTAATATTATAAATGATGTTATATATGATTCAACAAATGCTATCATCAATGGTATAAATGTAACAAATGATGAATATGCTAATGGTGCTTCTGAGGCTGAGTCTTTAGATGAAATAAAGAAAAATACTCCAACTGTTTATAAGACACAAAAAAGATGTGTCACTAAAGAAGATTATGAAGACACGGCCTTAATGATAAATGGAGTTAATAAGGTTAAAATACTTGATAACGAAATGATGTCTGAAATTGGAATATTTGGAGTTAAGATTTGTGTTATACCTGATACTCCATCATCAGGTGGTTATCCTAGTGAAGCATTTAAAAAAGATATATTAAAAATATTTGATGATAAAAAAGTATGTGCTACGCAAGTTGATATAATAGATCCAAGTTATATTACTTTGAATACAACAGTTAACGTTAAAATATCACCTACAACAAATGCGTCTACAGTTATGAATAAAATAAGAACTAATATAAGTAAATATTTACATTGGGAAAATAGAGAATTAGGTGAAGCTGTAACTAAACAAGATATTTATGGTTTAGTTGCTGATGTTCCAGGAGTATTATCAATTGAAAATATTGATATATCAGAACAAAGATATATATATGTTTTAGAAACCCCAGTAATTGGTAGTAATACAATAAAAATAAGAGATACTATGTCGGTATTAAACGAAGGTTCTACTATTAATATAATGAATATAGATGGTATAAGTGCTTTAACTGCTAAAATTAAAACTATGGATAATGAAGGTACATGTACTTTATCATCTCTAAGTGATAATTCTGATATTATAATAACCGATGAAATGAATATAGCGGCTAATTGTTGGGTTTATCCAATATTAAAAACAAAAGGTTCTTATAATTTTGGGGAAAAAATGATAACAATACAAGGCGATACTCTTATTAATAGCAGTATAGAAAAAAGAACAACTTTATTATCAAATATAAATTATACAACTATTTATTTTGGTGATGACCAAACAAAGACATATCAGATATTATTTAGAGTAGGAGATAGTTTGTATCTAGATAGAGGTTTAGAAGACAATATTGATAATAATACTGATATAGTAGTTATGCATAAAAAATTTATTCCTATTTTAAGTTCAACGGCTGTTATGGGGTCTAGTGTATTAGAGTTAACATCTTACCCTAGATTTGGTGTTGGTGCAAAATTATTAAGATATGAAACCGCCTTATATAATGATACTACATTATCAGTGTTTAGAAGTAGTGGTGGTGTTGATTATCTTGAAAATTATATTGCGATTGATACATTGGTTAAAATAAATAAAGTATATTTAAATGCTAATATGATATTAACAGAAGGATTAGATTACACAATAACAAATAATAGTATAATCAATTGGACAGATATTGGTAAAGTTAAAGTTCCTTCAAATGTTCAATACTATATTGATGTAACTAAAAAAACAGATCCACATAACGTTAAAGTTTTGGATTAT